GAATAGCAGACCTTCGCGGTGCCGGCCTCGGCCTGCGCCTCGGTCTGGATGAAGCCCCAGGACGCGGCGAGCGTGGAGTAGTCCGGCCCCTTGGTGTAGTTGATGCCACCCCGCGGCATGTTCAGCGTCGGCACGTCCAGGATCCCGGAGACGGTCTCATACGAGCAGAAGTCGTAGATCGTCTCGGACGGCGCACACCAGCCACCGGAGGCGAGCACCGCCTTGGCGAGCCCCTCCTTGCCGAAGCGCACCTGCTCGTTGGAGACCTGGTCGATGACCTCGAGCTGCTGCTCGACGCTCATCCCCTCGGTGATGCCGAACGCGTTGTCCGGCTTCTTGATCTTCGCGAAACCCTGCCGGGTGTGACCCTTGCCCAGCTCCATCACCGGCTGGATGTCGTTGACATCGCTGGAGTGCCGGTAGTTCATCTGCGCCCGGCCGGACCCGCCGGCGGACTTCGAGGTGAAGTCGCCCCACACCCTGGCGGCATGGCGCAGCGACTCGAACTTCTCGTTCGCGGACATCTGCGGCAGCGACGCGGCCGCGGTGATCACCGTGCCACCAGTGGCAGCCGGCAGCGCCGGAGTCGGAGTGCGCCGAGCCGCATTGCGGACGACGGGACGCTTGGCTGACGCGGTCACGAGTTCCTGCTCTTCCTCGGCTACCGGCGGTTCCGCGGGCTCCTCGTCCTCGCCATCGTCTGCCTCGTCGCCGTCGCCCTCATCCCCCTCGTCGCCGTCAGGGTCTTCCTCCGGGGTCGACGCCTCGGAGACCTTGCTGCGGGCCGCAGCAAGACGATTCGCACGGTCCGTCGACGCGGCCTCAAGGGCTCCGCGCGCCTCCGCGATGGTGTCGAGGTGCCCGTTCAGGCCCTCAAGATCGTCCAGCTGAGCGTCGGTGATCTCGTCGTCGCCGAGTTCGGCGAGCTCCTGAGACTCCTCGAGTCCAGACAGGTACAGCTTGTCCAGTTCAGCGATGGAAAGCCCCTCGAGGCTTTCAGGCATCTGGAACTTCATCACAGTCCTCCAAGCACCGGGGTCGGCCGAATGGCGACCCGATCAGAAACGGGTACGGCCACCGGCACTACGGCTGGAGGATTACTTCTTGGGGCTCAAGATAGGCCCTCTAGGCCCAATCTGCAACCGGCGTGTTGCGGGATACATTTCGAAGGAATCCCCGATCAGACGGGATACACTTCGAACATGAGCACGGATTGCATCCTCTGGCAGGGAGCCGTGAACGACGACGGCTACCCCCGCACCAGGCGGGGCTATGTGCACCGGCTGGTCTGGATCGCCGAGCATGGCGAGATCCCCGACGGCATGCAGGTGGATCATTCCTGCCATAACGCCACCGGCTGCCACGGTGGCAGCGCCTGCCACCACCGGCGCTGCATCAACGTGGCGCACCTGCAGCTGGTGACGAGTCGGGTGAACAATCTGCTGAAGCTGGCACCTGTCGGGTGGGAGGAACGGATCCTCACCCACTGTCTGCGCAACCACCCCCGGGAGGACTGGAACACCTACTTCGGTGAGGGCCGGCGGCGGTGCCTGAGCTGCCGGCGGGAGGATGCCCGGCGGCAGAGCGCACGGAAAAAGGCCCGCGCCCTGGAGGACGCGGGCCAGCTCCGAATCGAGGGCATCCAATGGTTGGATGCCGGCTGAGCACCTAACCGTTAGGCGGCGCGGTACGAGCCTTCGAGGCGGCGGGCCGCGGCGGCCGCTTCCACCTCGGTGCGGTAGGACGACTTCTTGCCGTCCTTCGCGGTGACGGTGTAGCTCTTCGGCTTCCCGTCGATGGTCTTGTTCTGGCAGCCACAGCCCATGACTATCTCCTGTTCGTTCGTTGACGAGCCACCTCGAGGCGGCGTTCCCGGGTGCGGGCACGGATCGGCTCCGCCCGAGCGGCGACCTTCTCCTGGTGGATGTACTCGGCCACCGCGGTGCGGGCGATGCCGGCGATCAGCTCCGGGTCGGTGGCGCCACCGGTGGCCGACGCCACCACTGCCACCGGTTCCGGGTGCAGCGCCCCGGCGCCGATCAGGGTGGTCTGCCGGCCGGCGGAGGCACTCAGCTGCGCGAGCGGGAAGCCGGGGGTGTTCACGATCGGCACCCCGATCAGCTCGAGGTTGCCGCGGTACTCCCGCCAGTCCCCCGACACCGCGCCGATGGCACGGATCGCGTCGATGTCCTCGTCGGTGCACCACGGCGCGACGACGCCGGCGAACCAGATCCCGTTCGTGTCCTCCCCCACGTTCACGAACGCGCGGACCGCGTCAGGCTTGTCGTAGAACTCGGTGGCGGCGGCGAGCCGGGCGAACCGGGAGGCGTGGCCACCCCAGGTGAGACTGCCCACGAACCGCTCCCCCTCGTCGGTGTCGATGACGCCCTTCAGGAAGTACGCGTAGCCGCTGAAGTTGGGCGGCACCTCCTGGCAGAAGCCATCCACGCCGATGTGGCAGGACCCCCACTCCGCGACGTAGCCGTAGATCCGCCGGGTGTCTTTGTCGACGCGGAGGGCGACGGCGTGGTCGAGCCCCGGGCTGTCGAACCACTCCGACGGGTAGGTTTCGCGCGCTGGTGGCACCAGGCGTGCGACGGGGGAGACCAGGCGCGAACCTGATGCCACCAGGACTTGGGCACCGTGGTGCTGGGCGGGCCAGAACCCCAGCGCCTCCTTGTGCATGTTGGCGCACAGCCCGGCGAGCCAGTCCGGGTTCTGCACGTACTTGGCCAGCTGGGTGCGGCAGCGGTTGAAGTCGCCCGGGGCGCCCCAGCGGATCTTGCCGGCACCCTTGCCCTTGGTCCAGTACCGGCGGATCCGCTCGGTGGGGATGGGGTGGGTGATCCAGCCGGGACCGTCGTGGGTGCCGGGCGCGAAGGTGTCCACGACGTCGCCGTACACCTCGCGGAGCACGTCGGCCAGCGGGACCGGGTCGGTGTGCCAGTCCTCGGGGATGAGGTCTTCCTGGCCCAGCTCCCGGGCGCGCTTCTTGATGTGCGCCTTCGCGGCCGCGGGGTCCTTCGCCCGGCCGATGGCCTGGATGGCGTTTCTCAGGTCGTCGACGTTCTCGATCGGGAACGAGCCGTCAGGAAGCGCATGACCCGCATCAGCAGCCTTCTTGCGCGCATCGGCAGGGAAGTCGCGGAAGAGTGCCTCGGCGAGCGCATCGGCCGCGGTGCCGTCGGTGATGCCGGTGACATCCACGACGTTCTGCGAGCAGCCGCACGCCTGCAGGGCGGCCATCTGCTCCGCCTGCTGCTCACTGGTCATGTCCTCCTGGAACTCGTCGCCGAGGGCGATGTAGGCCTGCTGGAACGCCGGGATCGGCACGATCGTCAGGCCGGCGACCCGCATCTTGGAGAACACCGTCTTGTCGGGGTTCATCATCTGCATGAGGGCGTCCATCGGGTCGTCGCCCTCGGCCATCGGCACCACTTCGATCTCGGCGTCGTCGCCGTCGATCGACACGCCGCGCACGGTGCCGTCGACGATGCCGTCGATGACGTCCGGCGCGAACGGCTTGTTCAGCACCACCGCGCCGATGAACCGCCAGCTGTCGGTGGCGTCGTCGCGCCAGGCCTGGTCGATGCGGCCGACGGTGACAACGTCACTGGTGGTGCCACCGTGGGTGCCGATGGTCTCGTAGCGCAGCGGGATGGGCAGATCCCGGGTGGACAGCGCGCCGATCGCGAACTCGCGGCCGTCGCCGGTGGCGACGCCCTCCGGGGCGAGCACACCGTGCACCGGGATCTCGGTGATCAGCTCCTCGCCGTCTTCGGGGTCGTCGTCGATGAGGTCTTCCTCGTCGGGCGGCTCCACGGCGATGTCGGTGGGGTCGATCCGCTCCAGGATGTACGGCGGCACGATGCCGCGGCCGCCGGACGGGTCGGTGGCAGTGGTGGCGTAGGTGGCGGCGCCACGTGGCGTGCCACCGCCGCGGATGTCGTCGCTGGGGACGATCGAGGGGTTGTCGACCTCGGTGACGTCGTCGTCGGGGCCGATCCGGTACGTGTCGGCGCTCATGGCCTCCCCTTCCCGTGCCGCCGGCATCAGCACGCAGCGGCAGTTGATCCAGATCTCCGGCGGACCGACCGGTTCGCCCGGATAGTGCAGGTGGTAGCCCGCCACGGAGAAGGTGGCGCCGGCGGCGACGATGGTGCCGTCCAGATCCTCATGCGAAGAGCGCACGACGTCGTCGTGGTGGCTCACCCAGCGCTTGAACTTGCCACCACGGGCCTGGGTGCCGGCCACGGTGGCGTCGTTGACGGTGAAACCGGAAAGCCAGTACGTGACCCGCTGGATCTGGCCGTCGGTGACCTCGAACTCGGGCTCCGAGGTGCGGCCGAGGGCGATGGTGACCTTGTCCTGGTAGTCGTGCAGCCGGTTTTCGCCGTCGGCGTGCGGCGCCTCGGCCTTGAAGGCCTCCAGCCACAGCACACTGGCCGCGGTGACCAGATCCTCGTCCCAATCCGGGTCGCCGGCGATGTAGCGGTTCAGGGCGTCGTCGACGAAGCCCTCGAGCTCCTCATCGGCCTGGGAAAGTCGGCCCGCACGGGCACTGGCGAAGGTTTCCGGGTCCATCAGGCACTCCGGCGGGTCTCCGCGCCCATCAGCAGCAGGTGTTCACGCAGCAGTTCACGGTCCGGCGCCTTCCGCAGCGCCAGCAGCGCCCGGGTGTAGGTGTCCAGCGTCGGAATCAGCTGGTCCGGGGGAGCGGAGAGCGTGAACCGCTCGGTACACGACCAGGCGTCGGTGAGGATGAGGCTCATTTCGGCCTCGGACAGCACCGGCATCCGCAGGTACAGGTCCGCGGCCGATGTTCCGGCCGGAATATGCCCGGCGACCTTGACCTTCAGCCGGTTCCCGGCCCGTTCCAGCGCCCGGAACACCAGGATTTCGCTCGCCGCGACCAGTTCGTCGGGCACCACCCCGTCGTTGGGGGCGCCACGCACCGGATGGTCGGCGATCGAGGGGATCGGCCGGGCTTCATGGGTGTCCTGGGCGGGCTCGGCAGGAGCAGTGACGGGCACGCCCAGGAGCGCGAGGCCCTGAGCGACCAGCTCAGGGGTGGTCTGGCCTTCGGCGAGCTTCACGGTGAGCCATTCGGTGCGCTCTTCGTCGCCCATCACATCGGTCTCGTCGAAGCCGTTCTCGCGGACCACGGCCTCCTTGGAGAGCACGCCCAGGTTGTACAGCTCAGTGGCTTCCTTGGACCGGTTCGGCCGCAGCCGCAGGTCCGCGGTGTCCGCCGCGATCTGGAACGTCGCGGCATCGTCGGGGTCCATCCCGAGGGATTCCAGCACCGGCCGCAGATACCCGACGGTGAGCGACGAGGTGATGACTTTCAGCAGCGGCTCGGAGTGGCTCTTGATGGCGGCTTCGTCGATCTGCCAGGCGGCCCAGTGGTTGGTGTCGGCGGTGCCGGTGAGCACCTCCGGCGGCATGTCCAGGCCCAGCGCGAGCCGGCGGATCGCCTCACTGCGCAGCTCGATGGCGTGCTCGTCCAGGTCGGTCCAGAACTTCAGGAACTGCACCTTGTCGATGTACTCGCCGTCGACCTGGGTGACGATCGGCACCTTCGCGGCCGCGTCGGCGGGGTTGTTGATCGCGATCGACGCGATCTCCACCATCAGGTCCGCGAACGCCTGCGCCGGGTTGGACACCTGACTGGCGACGGCCTCGCCGTCCGGGGGAGTGTTCGCCCGGGACGAGGGCAGCGTCGGGAAGGAGAACTGCGAGGGCAGGATCAGCATGCCGGCGGACGTGAGCCGGGACTCCAGCTGCGCGGCGACGTGCATCGTCAAGCGTTCGATCTCGGAGAGGATCGGCAGCACGGCGCGGCTGGGGGAGGTGGACTTCTTGGGGCGGCGGGGGTGCGGCCGCCAGATCCGGATCAGCATCGACGCGGCGTCGTCGATCAGCACCTTGTCCGATCCGGTGCCGACGGCGATCCCGCCGCCGGGGTCGCGTGAGATCTCGGTGGCGGCGATGACGAACCAGTCGTCTTCCCCGTCCGCCTCCATTCCGACGATGTACGCTTCCCCGGCGACGGTGAACTGGATGCCCAGCATGCGGAGCATCTCGGCTTGACCCTCGGGTCCGCCGAACAGGGCCTCCATCGCCTCGAGCACCTGGGGATCGCTCGACGGGCTGCCGTCTGGGCCTGCGACGAACAGGGTGGCCTTGGAGAGCAGATTGCCCACCCAGTCCACCCCGTACCGGTATTCACCGATGGTGTCGTAGAAGTCCCAGGCAGCGTCCTGCCACTCGTCACCCCCCGACTTCGGACCGTTCCAGCCCTTGTGGGCCTTGCCGATCGTGAAGTTCTTGGCGGCCGCGACGAACCCCGAGGTCGGGCTGGCGAGAACCTCAGACCTGAACGGTGTTCCTCGTGGCATAGAGCTCACCCAGGGTGCTCAGGGACGTGCCGGCGAGGTGACACGTCTCTGCGGCAGAGCATAATGCGGGATACATTTCCCGACCTAGGAGCAATATGCTCAGTCGTCTTTGCCTTGGTCGAAGTAGACGTACTGGCTGACCCAGTAGCTGAGGCATAACCAGCCCCAGAACCCCCACCAGATCCAGCCGAGTGCAGGGTGCAGGAAACTTCCTGCAAAACTCGCCAGCGCGATGAGGGTGATCCACGGGCCGGCGCACCACGGGCAGCTGACCAGCTTCGCCCACGGCCCGTCGTGGGTGACCTTCTGCCACCACACGCGGATGGCGATCGACGGCGGGTAGTCGTCGATGGTGAGGATCCGGGTGAGCCGGGCAGACCCGACGACGAGCACGATGATGGCAAGGGTGGCCTGCCACCAGGCAATGTCACCGATGCCACCGAGGTGGATCATGACCGCTGCCTGACGCCGGCGTAGCTGAACAGCCGCGCCCCGGTGCGCGGGTTGTGCCGGTCGCTGGCCAGGTACGCGTGCTCGAGGGTGGGGATCCATTCCAGCTCGGGGGAGGGGAGCACCTCGCTGAGCGCGATCAGCTGCGACGGGCTCATCCGCGGCTGCGCCACCACCCACACCCGGGTGTCGTCCTCGACGACCAGCAGCTCGCCGTCGCAGGGGCCGCCGAGCAGTTCGATGTTCACCGTCATCGGTTCCCTCTCCGCGTCCACCGGGTGGGGGAGCGCTCTGGCTTGGGGGATCCCACTGCGGGGCCGCGACGGTTTGGCTCCGATCCGCCGACGCGACCCCGAGGGATCCCGGTGGACATCGCGCCGCCGCCGCGGAGCATCAGCTCCGTGAGCGCCCAGACGAGTGCGTCCACCCGGTTCGGTGACGGGTCCGGGGAATCCGGCACCCAGGTCACCATCTCGTCCTCGAGGTCTGAAAGCCCGGGGACGTGCTTGACAAGCTGCTGTTCATACTTCGCGACGATCGGTTCGGCACGGACCTTCTTGCCGCGGGTCGCGTTCACCTCGATCACCCGGCCGGGGAACCCCACCGACTTCAGGGTGTGCTTGACCATGTCGCCGCCGTAGTTGCGCTCCACCGCGATCGCGTCGGCATCCCAGGCGTCGTACGCCCGCCAGGCTTCCTTTGCCCAGCCGTCCGGGGTGTACCGGCCGGTGTGATCAGCGAGGGCATAGCCGACGCCCTGGCTGACGCCGGCGACGATGATGCCGGTCTCGTCGCTGGTGCGCTTCACCGACCCGGCGGGGTCGACGCCGACCACGATGCGGTCCAGGTGCTCGCGGGCGATGGGGGAGTAGGCGATCATCGACATCGCCCACAGCGCGCCCTCGACATCCTCGAGGATCTCGCCGTGCAGCTCCTGCCGGCCGAGCCTCGTGCCCTCGTAGCGGGAGAGGATCACCTGCGCGGTGGTGGGCGCCAGGTTCTTCAGGTTCGCGTACGTGCTGACTCGGGACAGCCGGCTGGTGGGTTCGGCGATCCGGGCCTTCATCCACTTGATCGGCAGGGGAGTGGTGGTCAGCATCACGTGCGGCCGCACCCCTTTGCGCAGGCCGAGCAGCGCCATGTCCCAGACGTCGACGACCTTCGGGTAGTGCGCCGGCTCGTCGAACCAGATGAAGCCGTGCTGCGGGCCGCGGAGCCGGTCCGGCTCCTCGGCACTGAACACACGGCACACCGCGCCGTTGGGGAACTGGATGCGGCGCTTGGTGGGCTCATAGCGGACCCGTTCGCCGTACCGTTCGAACACCCGGATCAGGCCGGAGTCGGGGTCCTCGATCATGATGTCGCGCACCGCGGTGGCGGTCTGCCCGACGATCGAGATCATCGGGATCTTCCGGGACGCCTGCCGGGTGTACTCCGACCCGGTGCGGGTCTTCCCGGAGCCGCGGCCGCCCATCTGGATCCAGGAGAACCAGTCGGTGCCCGGTGGCGGCCACTGGTCGGCGCGGGCGTGCTGATACTCGTAGCCCTCGTGCGGGTCGCCGTCGCACAGACGGCCGGGGGAGGTGCAATAGAACACTTGCAGGTTGGCGCCACGGCGCGCCTCGAGCTGCCGGTAGATCTCGGCACGAGCCTCGGGGGTGTACTTCGTCAGGTCGGCGAGAACCATCAGAACTCAGCCGCCGGCTACGGCGGCTCCTCCATCGCGGTGATGTGCCACGGCCCGTACTCCGCCCCGGCGAGGGGACGGAACTCCTTCAGGCCCTGGCCGTAGACGGCCACCCAGGGCTCGTCGGCGAGCAGCTCCCACCAGTCCAGCTCCAGGTCGTACACCATCACCGCGGCGATCGCACGGCGCAGGTACGCCTCGAAAGAGAGTCCCCGCCGGCGGGCTGCCTTCATCGCCAGCTGCCGGAATCCGACGGGGACCCTGGTGGTCAGCCGGTCGATGCGGATCGACTTATTCCGGGGCATGGTGGCCGCCCGGTCGATCTGATCTCCCAGCCGATCCCAGCCGGGACCCTGAAACTCAGGCATCCCGAATCTCCTCCAGCTCGAGCACGTCCGCCTCCACCACAGCACGGCCCTGCAGCGCCTCGATCTCCCGCACGATGCGGTCCAGCTCCGCCGCCTCCGGGGACAGCAGCTGCACCTGCACCGCGGCCTGCGCGCCGGAGATCCGGGCGAGCACCTCGATGTCCTTGCGGGCCTCCTGATGC